TGATGTTGCAATGTTCAAGAGCGGTACATTCGCTACTGGCATTGGTGACACCTCTAACGTACCAACTTCAAACCAAAACTCCATCAGCTCAGTGGACTTTACTCCACATAAGTTTATGGCAACAACTCACCTCGCTAAGGATGAAGAAGAAGATACAGTTCTTCCTCTGCTCGACTTCTTGCGTGCCGCTGCTACTCGCCGCCTCGCACGTGCGATTGATAAGTCAATCCTTCGTGGTACAGGTGCTTTGACAGGATTCACAGCATCACCAACTAACGCTATCAGCGCTGGTACTGGTTATGCTTCTGTTATCGAAGGTATTACTAACCTGACATCTGACGCTTCTTTGGAAGTTTCAACAGGTTCTGCCAACGATAAAGCTGATCCTTCAGACATCGCATCTGCTCGTACTTCACTTGGTAAGTACGGTCTTCAGTTGGGTAATGACCTTGTGTTTGTTACTTCAATCGAAGGTTACAACAACCTCGTTCAGACATCAGACTTCCGCACAGTCGATAAGTTTGGTCCAAATGCGACATATCTGACAGGTTCTGTTGGTGCTGTATACGGTATCCCAGTAGCTATCTCTGAGTTCCTGGATAACGTAGGTTCAACCGGTAACCACCTTGGCGTACTGCTTTATAAGCCTGGCTTTATGATCGCAGAACGTCGTGGTATTGAAATCGAGAGCGAATACGAACCACGTCAGCAGGTCACAGCGATGTACATGAGCACACGCTTTGACTTTAAAGCTCTGACAACCAATTCGAGCGCAGCTCTTGACAGCTCTAAGTACAGCTACGCTGTTACTATTGCTGCTGGTTAATCGTAAAGATTACATCAGTGAGTCTAACAGGGGGAGGCGGTCATCGCCTCCCTTTTTATTATAATTATTAAGGAGACATAAATGGCTAATATTCCTAGCGATATTTTAAAAATTGAAGATGCTCGTCACTGGTGCCGTGTAAATGGTTACAGCGTAGAAGCTACAGAGGGTATGGTAGCTGAATGGTCTGGAAATCCCCTTCCTGTAGAAGAAGTTTTAGAAGCTTCTCCCGAACCTGAAGTGGAAGAGTGGGAAGAAGACGAAGAAGATGAATGGGAATACGAAGAGGAAGACGAAGACTCTGAAGAAGACGAAGAATAGGTGACAAAATGGTTGATCGATTAGAAGAAAACTTAGGAAAATACCCATTTGTAACATTGGCTCAAGTAAAAGATTACTTAAGCATCAACTCTACTACATCGGATGCTAGGTTATCAAATATTATTAACTATGCTACAGGTGTTGTAGAACATTACATTGGACAAGAGATTTTAGCTAATAACTACTCTGAAATTTTTGACGGCGGTAAAACGTCTGTCATGGTTTCACGACTACCTTTATCTAACGTATATCAAGTTACTGAGTATAACGGAGTAGAACATGTTATTCTAAGCGATCCTACTACTATTGGCAGTCCTGTATCTACAGAAAATGATGATTTAACTCTTACTTATAAAAATAATGCCCATAATAATGATAAAATTAAAAAATTTGGAAAATCATCGTTAGAATTAGCGATTGATGATTATGTAGTTTCTGGTAATGTGCCTGAACAATTAAAATTTGAAGAAGGTGATTTTACGATTGAGATGTTTATTCGTGTTGATGAAGCGACTTTACAAGATAATGTGATTTTTTCTATGAACTCGGATTCGTCAAATTACGCTCAATTAAGATTAGCTAATCAATATGGATTAGCTTTTGAAGCTAACGTTTCAGGAACAGCAACAACAGTTCAAGGAGCTAATACTTCTATTGAGTCTCAGCAGTTTGCTAAACGTCGTTGGGCTCATGTAGCAGTATCACGTGATTTAGAAAATGAAAAACTATATTTACATTATAATGGTAATGTGATAGCTGATGCTTCTTATGCTGTCTCTAACCATACACACACCTCTAATATAGAAATTGGAACTACGTTTAAAGGTTACATAGATGAGATCAGAGTCTCTAACAAAGCAAGATATTCTTCCAATTTTACTGCTCCTACACACAGACACCGACCAGATAATGATACTGTTTTATTAATTCATTTTGATGAGAAAAATGGCAGCACTGTAGCAAAAGATGTTCATGCTGAGCCTAATGATTTTAACTTTTCAAGAGACATGGGAGAAGTTACAAGAGATATCGGGTCTGTAGGAGTAAGAGGCACTTTCCCAACGATAAGAAATTCGTACCCATCTTTAACCTTGAGCGGTCCGAATGCTTTTCAACCTTTTCCATCAGGTGTAAAGGTTGATTATAGAGCTGGTTATGAATCTAACGAAGTCCCTCAAGATTTACAAATGGCTACTCTTGATATGATTAAACTTGTTTATAAACAAGATCAAGAAAAGAAGGGTTTCTCTTTCGAAGGTGAACGAGGAGACAACTATCCTCTAGCTGGCAATTTTCCTCCACACATTCGTCGTATTTTAGATCTTTATAGGGTAATTGAGTAGTGACTCAGAGATATACTCAAATACTTAAAACAGTTTATCCTAATGGGAAAATTGAACCAAAAGCTTTTTTAGGGCTACGAACAAAAGAAGCAAAAGCTTTGAGCAAGATTAGAGGTATCGTTCAAGATGATGTCTCTAATTTTATTTCTGAGGAGCTTAGAAAAGGTGGTTATGGGGGCGCGTTAAGTAGCTCTCAAAAAGGTGCTTTTAAAAGAGCTATTGGAGCTGAAAAAGGCGACCCATCACCAGATAGTTTTATAGATTTAGATGATTTTGAATCAGCAGCAGCTTCTGTTGGTTTAAAAATCCAAGTTTCCCAAAGTAAGGTTATTCGAGACCAAGCTAGAAGAGTAGGCACAACAGAAGCAAAATATACAGGACTGGGAGTTTCAGATTCTATTGATATCACTAGTGTTCAAATTAGAGCCGATGAACAAGCAAAAATTAAAGCTATCCAAAGACAACTCAAAGGAAGAACTGGATTTTCAGGACCTGACGCTTTAAAACTCTTAAATACCCCACCATTCGCTGATACTAAAAAAAGACTGTTGCTAGCAGCAAAAAATAAACTAGAAAACCTTACTCTAATAAGTGATATCGATATTCAAGGAAATCCAGGCTTGAATGTACTATTTGTACCAAATCCTATAGGTAAGTTAAATTTAAATAGTGATTCTATTTTAAGCAAGTATTTCGAGTTTAGATTTAAACCTCGTGAAGGAAAAGGCGGTCAAGTTTTTAGGGCTATTATAATTGCTAAACCTGCTTTTGCCAGAGATATGAAAAAAGCTGGTACTGATATTACCTCTATAGTTCAAAAAGCTCAACTTGATGCTATTGGCGGAAAAACTTTTGGTGAAGGTTTTACTGGTTATGTGGTAAAGAGAATTCAAGAAGGAAAAAGATCTGTAAAGCCTGAGTATTTTAAAGACTACTTAGCCTTTGTCGTAGCTTTTGCCGAACAGTTTGATAAAAAACCTTTTAAAGTTAATACTGACGTAAATGTACCTCTTGGGTTAACCGATTCTAATGCGGGTACTTTAACCGTTCGTGATCCGAAAAAAGGAAAAAGAAGAACGCCTTTACAAACTTTTATTTCTAGTGTACAATTAACACAATTAGTTCAAAAAAGACTTGGTGAAACTATGGAAAAAGCTGGTTTAGCTACTCCTCCTGATTTTAAAGAACGTACAGGACGTTTTAGACGAAGTGTTCAGGTTATTGCTGATTATAGACGCAGCGTTATGAGATTTTATTATAATCCACTTTATCGTGCTAATGAGCAATACGGGTATCAACCTGATCAACAAGTTGAGACAGCTACCCGTGAAGTAGTTCAAACCTTATTCTCACAAAAATTTAATATTGTACGAGGCAGATAATGGCAACATCTAGAAGAACTGAAATAGTTGATTTTTTAGTTACCCGATTAAAAGAAATAGATGGTACTGTCTCTAGTTATGATGCTGGTTACACTTATAATACTAACCTATTTAATAACGTATTTAGAAAATTAAAATTTTTAGACGAAGTTAACGATTTTCCATCACTATATCTTAGCGCTGGTACCGAAATTCGAGATTTTAATTCTAAAAGTTTGACGGTAGCAACATTAGACGTTACCATAAGAGCATACGTATTCGGAGAAGATAATTCTCAAAGCCTCGCAGATGATTTAATTCAAGATATTGAACATATCATCTATTCTTTAGGGGATAATCCTGATAAGGGAATATTAGATATAACTATAGATAATATTTCAACTGATGAAGGATTAGCAATTCCTTACGGATTAGCAGAGGTTCAAACTACAGTCTCATACAGACTAGAAAACTAAGGAGAAAAAAAGATGGCATCTCTTAATTTGCAAAGAAATTCAGAGGTATTCTTGTCCACCGTTGATTTAGTAAACGGTGCTGCCGTTACCGCTATGACTCCACAAAATACTTGGAAATTAGAGGTGCTGGCAGGTTTTGCTGCTTCATCATCAGCTGCAACACAGGACATTACTAGCCTTGAATCAGGTACAAACCCTGATCGCTCACAGCAGCGTTTTAATACTGCTATTAATCCAGTTGATTGGAACCTTCAGGTTTACCTTCGCCCAACTGGTGTAATCACTGGCGCCGCCGCAGATGGATCAAGCGCTGGCACTACTCAAACAGGTAATGCTAAACCAGTTGCTGACTGGTTTATGTGGCAAGCTATGGTGTCTAATACCGCACCAGCTTCTGGCACAAATGAACAATCTGTTTGGAATACAGGTAAGCTTGAAACTACCAATGTAGCAGCTGCTACAGGTTCGCACTCAACTCGTTCTAATTTTGCTACTGCGCAAGAAAACCACATGTACTTTAAATTGGACAATGTATTCTATCAGGTTTCTAATGCTACAGTCAATCAGGCAACTGTTGACGCTGGTATTGAAGAAATTGCTACAGTAACATGGACCGGGTTCGGTACAACTCTTAAAGAACTGACAGGTAGTCCACGTGACAATGCTGTGTCAGTATTTGGTGGTGTTCTTAACAGTGGTACTTCTGTTGATGCTAACTCTAATGTTAGTGAAGCTACAGTAACAGCTGCTTATCATCCATTTAATCAGATGAATGTTGCTGGCTCAATTGCAACTAACTCATTCATTAAGAATCGTTTGAGTGCTATTGAATTCCATCACAAGCCAACAGCTGCTGGTGCAGATGTTAAATATACATTCCCAGTCACAGCTTTGAGCTTTGATTACAACAACAATATCACTTACTTAACACCAGAAGAACTTGCTGCTCTTAATGAGCCTATTGGTCAGTTCACCGGTACTCGTGCC